CACTAAAGTCTGCATTAATGAAGAATCAATTTAATGTTGTAGTTCCAGGCGTAGGGTTTATTGTTAGTAAAGCAAGTGTTGGAGACTTAGTTCGTTTAAGGATTATTAACGATAATACAGAAATGGGTAAAACAGAAAATGCAGATACATTACTTGATAAAAACAAATCAGGTGATTTTCTTATTTTCGATACAAGACATATTTTCCGTGATACTACCCACAATGTATCAATGAATGTAGTGAAGTTGGCAAGAGAATCATGAGAGCAATACCTACAGAATATTACGGTGATGAGTCACGATGGTTTATTGCAACTGTCGTAGACAATGCAGCCCCTGATGGATTTGAGGGTAGATTTAAGATTCGTATCCATGGATTGCATTCTCTATCTACTGTAGATATTCCAGAAGCAGACTTGCCATGGGCGCAATGTGTCCTTCCAACAACCGAAGGTGGTGTATCTGGTATAGGTAAAATGCCACAACTCATGCCTAATGCATTGGTGTTTGGTATGTTCATGGATGGTAAACATTCACAGACACCTTTGATTCTTGGTTCGATTCCTCATATAGAATTTCCTACACAAGTACAATTAGGACAAGCAGAAGAAGATGTCGGTGTACAAACACCAGAGAACTTCTTTAAGAAAATAGTTGAAGCAGTCAAACCAAAAGAGGTTGATGTTCAGGATACTAATTCAGGTAACATTAATAATCTTGTAAAACTTGCAAGGCAACAAACTGCGATTCGTTTCTTTCTGAATATTGGTTATACCTTGAAACAATCAGTAGGAATCGTTGCAACATTATCTCATGCATCTGGAATGAGAACTGGAGAGAATGTCCAGTCCAGAGGACTTGCTAAATATAGTGTAGCAAGATTTACAGATTTGAAAAGATTCGATTCATCGTTCCTATCATTTAATACTCAGTTAGCATTTATTGCATTTGAATTAAGAGGAACACAGAAGACTGCAAATATCCGTGTTCTACAATCAGAAAGATTGGAAGGTGAAAACGGTGTCCCACATATCTTCTCTAAGTATTATATCAAAGAGAGTGATGCATCATTTATTAAACAGTCTGAACTTGAAGCACGAAGACTTATGGATAGGACAACATAATGGCACTGGATAAAGAAACACTAAACAATACTCTTGCCGTTCAGAAGAAAGCAGAAGGTGCTATCAAGACTGGAACAAAAGAAATCACTGTTGACGGTCTCAAAAAGAAAGTATCTTTACCCCAAGTAGAGGGTAATACTGAGATACTTGGTAACGCACTAAATCTTCAAGACGAAAAATTTGCAAAGACTGCAACCAAGATTGGTGGTAAAGCAGGAGAAGTTCTGGGTGGAGTAGAGACTCTAGGTGTAGAAAAGTTTGGTGCAGATGAGATTACTACAGGTGCAATCGGTAAACTTACTGATAAGATGCCAGATATTAAAGGACTCAAGACTCCAACTTCTGCCCCTGTAACTCTTACTGGATTACCTACACCAGAAAAATCGTCTACTATTGAAGCAATCAGTAGTGGTAATGCTGAAGGTATAGCAGAAGCAGTAGCAGTCAGTAAAGATAAGTCATCCAAGACTCTTGGAGAGATATCTGCTTTCTCACAGACTATTGCAGACGCAGACGAACTATCTGCAATCACTGCACAACTCCCATCTCCTGACCTTGGAGACATTACAAAGGTTGTAGAAGATATATCTCCTGTTGCTGAGATTAGTGGTAAAGCAGGTGATATTGCTGATAAGGTAAGTGATGCTACTGCCATAGGTGGGATGAATCCTGATAAGTTAGCACCAAAGAATGCCTTGAACGGTATCAAGAGTGCATCTGATTTGAAAAAGAAAGGTGGATTCTCTAGTATTGCAGGTGCATTGAAGAAAGCAGAAAATGGAATTAATAACTTTGCTGATAGAGTAAATGATACTTTTGACAAAGGTCTGGGTGGATTTATTCAGAATGTAGCAGAAACCGTAACTGGTTTTGCCGCTGGTTTCATAGGAAACATAGTCAGTGGTGGTGTTGCTTTTAGTGCAGACAAGAAAAAAGAAGTATTAAAGAATCAATCTGATGGCACAGAGGAAGGTAGAAAGAAAGCAACTCAAGATATTCTAGCAAAATCTCCTAATGTCTCTGATAGAATGAAAACTATTATTGAGGAAGAGGGAGCAAAACATAATAACAATCAAGACTTCAAGAATGCAGTAGTTACAAGGGCAGAGAGAGAAGGAGTCGAGCAAAGTGAGATTGATGCAACTAGCAACGAGTTTGCAACAGTTGACAGTAAATTACAAGACCTTGATACCACAATTAGTGGAACTCTTGTTGTCGATGCAAGTATTTTTGATGAAGAAACTAGTTTGACCGCAGATAAAAATAAATGGTCTGGTAGAACAAGTGACGATGATGTATTTACCTATGTATCATCTGTAGAGGAACTTGACTTTGAACTTGCTTCAATAACAAGAGATATTACCGAAGTTGTTATTCATGCAACCGAAACAGTAAACAATAAGAACATTGGTGCGATTGAGATTAACAATATACACAATTCACTAGGGCATGATGGTATTGCATTCCATTATGTTATACGAAGAGATGGTAGACTACAAAGAGGAAGACCAGTAGACCAGAAGGGTGAACATGCTCCAACCAATGGACACAATGTTTACTCAATAGGTATTGTAATGGTAGGTGGTCTTCTAGCATCCGCAGGAAGTATCAACCCACTAGAGAATAAATCTTCTGGGTCATTTACTCAACCGCAGTTTGATACTCTAGAAAAGTTTCTTGCATCATTCTATAGAAAATTTCCAGGCGGTCAAGTATTTGGTCATGCAGATACAGATTTGAATGAAGAAGACCCATACTTCGATGTAGAAGATTATATTGAGTCTATCTTTAATAAGAAGAATACAAGTAAAGGAACAGATGCTCCATTGTCTCCTGCGGAGATTAACATACAATGACAACTAAAAAAGATAATTTTGAAATAAGAAAAGATAAACTAGGTGAAGGTCTAGAAGAGTCTTTGGGTGTTCCTCAACAGGGACAACAAGACGCAACTGGGTCATATCCTAGTCGTGACTACAACTTTGGGTCATCAATAAACAAAGCATCACGAGGAACAAAAGTAAATGAACTGTTTATCGGTGGTGGGGATTTTGGTGTTCCTCTTGGTATTACACCACAGAGACCTTCTCAATATCCTTATAACCAAGTCCAAGAAACATCATCTGGGCATGTCATTGAACTTGATGATACGCCAGGCGGTGAAAGAGTTCTCCTCAAACACCGTAAGGGTGCAGGTGTTGAAGTTCGTGCTGATGGTTCTGTTGTTATTTCTGCCGTTAATAATAAAGTGGAAGTTACAGGTGGAGACCAAACCGTTATCATCGAAGGACACGGTAATCTTATCTATCAAGGAAACCTGAATCTAAAAGTATCAGGTGATTATAATGTCGATGTCGGTGGTAACTATAATGTCAATGTGGCAGGTAACAAAGAGACCACAATCAAGGACAACAATAGAACAACAGTATTGAAAAATGTCCAGTATACCACACATGGTACAAGGACACATAAAACTATCGGTGATAATGTTAACCTTATGTTAGCAGATAATGTTCAGGCAGTCAATGGTAATCAGGCAAACCTTGTTGAAGGTACGATTGACATGGCATCTGAAGTCAGTATGCATCTATCATCAAAAGAGAGTCTGGTCGCAATATCTAAATCAACCAACCTAACAGGTGTGAATAATGTATCTGTTATGGGACAAGCAGGTTCGATTGGTGGTAAGACAGTTGACTTTACTGGTAGAGTATACATGGGTAATGAAGGTGAAACGGCAGAACTATCTGGTGCAATCTTCCATGGAACATTCAAAGGTATTGCTGACGAAGCAGTTGAATCATACAATGCTAATGTAGCAGGATTCGCAGAAGTAGCAGACCTTGCACATTCACAGTCATATGGTGAGGCCGCAACCTCTGGTTCTACAGTTGGAACTACACATGTCGCCGCAGATAAGACACAAGCGAGTATCACTGGTAAAGCACCAATTACTCCACCAGATGTTGTGGACTTTGGTACGACTGGAACATATGCGATTAAGACTGTAGTGGTTGATGCAGGAGACAGAATTCTGAATAGTATCACTCATACAGATGATTATAATGATGTGTTTAGATTTGTTCCAACTAATCAAGAGATTCGTTCTGCACTTAGGTCTCCAGTAAACAGAGATGATGTTGCATCTAGATTGGTTGCAGAAGGAAAACTTAATCCAAAATACAATAGTAAGATTCCACCTAAAGTTGGTAGAACTGCTAGTGGTAAAACAAAAGCAAAAAGATTTGGATTTACACCTCTAGGTAATTCGATACAAAATAGAGGTAAGAGGTTTACAACATGAGTAGAATATTAATTGACCCAATCTATAATCCACAGTTTCAGGTAGATATTAACTCCAATACTAAACTGGCATCTGGTATTACGATGGCAAAGTTTCTTGGTGCATATGGTGATAGAACATCATTTAATCATGAATCATTTAATTTTGTACGAAGACAGATAGCAAGAAATCTAGTATTACATGCTATGGCAATGAAGACAATTACTGAGAATCCGATACATTTTAATGATGTTCGATTGATTGTCAGTGAAGGTGTTCTGGATACAACAGAACCCACATATAGATTTGCTGACGATATATCATTACAAAAGTCCAAAGGAGAGTTGATATACTATCAAGTAATTGGACAGGATGGACTGATTGACTTTGAAAAGACCTTTGAGGTTGCAGAATATTGGAAAGACTTTATACAGTTTGAAAAGATTATTTTAGATTATGATGAGTATAATACAGACGAGAGTCTGACTGCATCCATAGGATTGCTCATGCCAAGTATTCCAGAAGACTTTGATGTCCAGTTTAAGAAAGAAGTAGAAACACAATTCAACAATCACATTCAGAGTAAAGGTGAGTTGATAGAAATTTTACCAAAAGATTCGTAAACCCTTATAAATAGTATCATGGCAACACGAAGAGCATTCGCACAAGAAGACGGTAATCTGCAAACGGCAACGGTTGCAACATCTCGTGTGCGTCAATATTCAGATATTGACCTTGCTTTCAAAGCAAAACCATCTTCTGGAGAAATCTTTAAGAAGAAGGATGCAGCTGCCGTAAAACAAGCAGTCAAAACTTTGGTTATGACAGATGTATTAGAAAAACCCTTTCTTCCTGATTTTGGGGGAGATGTAAGAGGACAACTGTTTGAATTAGCAGATAAAGGTAAGTCGAGTATTATTCGACAGAACATTGAGAAGACAATAAACTCATATGAACCCAGAGCAAAGATTCTGGATTTGAAGGTAGATTTACAACCTGATAGACACTCACTCAATGTGACAATAAAATTCGAAGTAGTAAACACTGAAGAGACAGTAGAATTTACTACGATATTGAATAGGTTAAGATAAGATGGCAACAACAATAAAATCAACCGCACTATCATTCGATGCGATTAAGAACAATCTAAAAACCTTTTTAGCAGATAAACCTGAGTTTAATGATTACAACTTTGAAGCATCTGGTCTGTCTAATATTCTGGATGTTCTTGCTTATAACACTCATTATAATGCATTGACTGCTAACTTTGCTCTTAACGAATCATTTCTAGGGACTGCACAACTTCGTAGTTCTCTAGTATCCCTTGCCGAAGGTATTGGATATATCCCAGACTCAAAGACTGCATCAAAAGCAGTATTGAATCTGAGTTTGAATCTATCTGGTGTGACTGGTAGACCATCTACATTACAGATTCCAGCTGGACTTAAATTTAATTCAGTGGTTGATGATGTCACTTATGTATTCCAAACTATTTCAGATATCAATGCCACAGATGATGGTAATGGTATCTACGAATTCAAAAATGCAGTTGGTAGTAAAAACATTGAAGTCTTTGAAGGTACAACTAGAACTAAGACTTTTCTTGTTTCGAAATCAACAGATAATCCAGTTTACATAATTCAAGATACAGAGTTAGATATCGATACCGCAGTAGTAAAGGTATTCGATACTCCTTCTAGTTCTGCATTTACTACATATTCAAACCTGTTGAAAGCAACTACTATTAATGCAAACTCAACAGTATACATTCTAAAAGAAGCACCTAATGGTAATTACGAATTATCTTTTGGTAATGGTGTAACTCTTGGTCGTGCGCCTAGTGATGGTGGTAAGATTACTATTACCTATATTGCTACCAATGGTGACGCAGGAGATACCGCAAAAGTATTTGAACCACAATCTAAAGTAGATGTCCTAGGAACTGGATATGACTTAACAGTTACAACTCATGCAAAAGCAGTGGGTGGTGGAGACAAAGAGAGTATTGAATCTATCCGACTCAATGCTCCATTCCAATATGCATCACAGAATAGAATGGTAACAAATAATGATTACTCTGCATTGGTGTTGAAAAACTTCTCAACTCTAATTAAAGATATTCAAGCATTTGGTGGAGAAGATGCACTTGAACCAGAGTTCGGTGCAGTATTCCTTTCTGTATTGTTTAACGATGATGTTAGTGCAGTAACAATATCAGATACAAAGAGTCAGATACAAGACCTTGCAAGACAATTATCAGTTGCGTCATTCAAACTTAGATTTATTGACCCAATCAAAACATTTATAGAATGTAAGACATTCTTCCAGTTCAATCAGAATCTAACACAATTATCTCGTAACACAATTCAGGATAGTGTCAATACAGTTATTACAAATTATTTTACTACTAATACTGGTAGGTTCGGACAATCATTTAGAAGGTCAAATCTATTATCATTGATTGATGAGTCCTCTCCTGCAATCCTATCATCTCGTATGGAAGTTAGAATGCAGAGAAGATTTGTTCCAACACTTACAGTAAAGCAAGACCATAAAATTAGATACGCCGCAGAGATTGCTGAAGCAGATGATAAAGTATATGTTATCGAATCAAACGGATTTACTTTCAAAAATAAAAACTGTATTCTTAGAAACAAACTAGGTTCGAATAAACTAGAAGTATTCAATGCAGAAGACAAGAAAATCGAAATTGATAACGCAGGTGACTTTAGTGGTGACACTGTAAATATCGTTGGTCTTACTGTTGATAACTTTATTGGTGCTGACCAATTTATTAAACTATCTGCAACTCCTGCAAATCAGAGTGCAGTAACACCATTGAGAGAAGATATCATTGAGTTCGATGTATCACAATCATTTACTAAGATTGTTGATGTTGACCCTAATGTGACAAGTTAAGATGCCTCATAAACAAGACGATACACTCAAGGACTTAAATAGGAGAGAGATTGCTTTTCCTAAAGACTCTATTAAAGAGATTCTTCCGCAATTCTTTCGTACTGAATATCCTAAACTGATTACTCTGTTAGATGAGTATTATCATTATCAAGATGATGATTCTTCACCTACAAGACTAATCAATGAGTTGTTCTATAATAGAGACATCACTCAAACAGATTTAGATTTACTTGAGTATATTGAAGATGAACTGCTTTTGGGTCAAGCATACTTCGAAGGATTTGCTGATAAAAGAGCAGCTGCCAAATACTCGAACACACTGTATCGTTCTAAGGGAACTAAGTATTCTATTGAACAGTTCTTTAGAACTTTCTTTAGTATTGACCCAGAAGTCATATACACAAAGGAACAAGTATTCAAACTGAATGGTGGGGATGACTTTAGGGAGATAGAACTTGAAGCACTTGAAGAAGCATCAAAGGGTTCTCCTGCTTTTCCTGCTACAGAATACGGTCAATTAGATAGTGATGGTGCAAGAACGAAGTACCAAACCTACCTAAAAGATAATTATAGAGCAACATCACAAATTGGATTTAACTCACAGAAGTTTTTAACTAACAATAAACTGTATCAACAGTTTGCTATTCTGGTGCGTTCTGAATTATCTCAGAGTGAATGGATTCAACCATATAAGTTATTTGTTCATCCAGCTGGGATGTTTATTGGTTCGGAAGTGCAGATTATATCATCTAAGGAAGATACAATCACTGCACCTAATGTTGTTATTGAACCACCACCCCCAGTGGCAATTACAGGGGTTGTATCATTGGCAGACACGGCAGTATCAGATGTAACATCATTGGTTGATGATTTCAATGTGGATTCGGCAGGTATTAAGTCTAGAATTAGAACAGAATTCTTTAACCTAAATAAATTGTCTAGTAAAACAATTAATGAGATTAATTTACAGTATAGTTCACTTCGTGAAGCACAAATCGCATCTTCACCGACACTGGACGATACAAGTATAGATTTCTCTAACAATTTTGACTTCGAAACTATAGACCAAGACAGACATGTATTCTATAGTGCGGATTCTGACCAATATCTACTAAATTTAGGTCATCTCAGTTAGAAAAGTAGTATAAATAGAGTAAAGTATATTATAGGTTTATAAATGGCAAAGCAAAATCTGAATAGAGGGACAACGGCAAATGACGGAACTGGGGATAGTCTCAGAGTTGCCGCCCAGAAGATAAACGAGAATTTCACAGAACTTTATGCTAAGTTCGGTGGAGATAGTCTCAGTGCGACAGTAACTTTGACTGCCGAAGGGGTAGTATTCGAAGGAAGTTCTGCTGACTCTAATGAAACCACTTTACATGCCATTAACCCTACACAAGATAACTTTGTCTATATTGCTGACGATTCTGGAACATTAGTTCTTGATTCTTGCGCTCAGACTTTGACTAACAAAACAATTTTAGAACCCACACTTACTACACCTAAAATTAGAGATGTAGATTCAAGTCATACATACAATATTCAAGTGGGTGGATTATCTGCTAATACAAATCTTAATATTCCTTCTTTGTCAGACAGTGACACATTTGTATTAGCAAATACAACACAAACACTAACAAACAAAACTATCGATGGTTTATCATTTAATAACGCAAAGATTGGTGGTATCAATCTAGGTTCAGTATTCTTTGATAGTGCATCAAACGAAGCATTTACATTCACTAGAGTTGCAAGTGCGGTAAACCATATTGATTTCAAAAACAACTCAACTACTAATAGTCCAAGAATTAGTGCGGTAGGTGACGATACTAATGTCTCACTTGAACTTGCAAGTAAAGGAACAGAGACAATACATTTAGTAACTGCTACTTCTGTTGAGAAAGGAACAGACATCACAGGTAATACTGCGATTCAATTAACACAACCACACACAGTATTCAATAGTGGTTCACAAATTGTTCCTACATTAGCAGATGGAACTGAAACAGGAACTTTACTATTTTTGAGTAATGTAAACAGTGGACAAGCAAGAGTTACTCCTTCAGGAGCATCATCTAATATTCAGGGAGTTAGCACAGGTAGTGGATATATTCAAATAGACCAAGGTGAAGGATGTATCTTAGTATGGAACACAGGAGAAGGTAAGTGGTTTATGGTCGGTAATAACGGAACTACTTTTGTAAACTAGGTAAATTAAAATGGCAATTTTAACAACGAAACAGAAAAAACTGACAATCGAACAATTGATTGCAGACTTTGATTCATCCGCAAATGAATACTATATTGGTATTGGTAAGTCAGAAGACTGGAATGATTCAGATGTAGCACCAACTACTCTTTCTACTTTGTATGAAGAAGAAGCATTCAGAGATGGATTGCAATCTATCAAGCAAGTCGTTGATAGAACTTTTGTTGTGCCAAGATATAACTGGTCATCTGGTGCGATTTATTCTGCATATGATGATAAGCAAGTAGGATATCCTACTCAGACATACTATGTCATGAATGACAACAACCAAGTTTACATTTGTTTACAACAATCAAAAGATGCTACAGGTGCTTCTCAACCATCAACAGTACAACCAACTGGTAACACAACTGGTACTGCGTTTGCTACGGCAGATGGTTATATCTGGAAGTTTGCTTATTCAATCTCTGCGATTGATGCTAACAAGTTTGTCGCCGCAAACTTTATTCCAGTAAAGAAACAACTTGCTACTGACTCAAGTTCACAAGCATCTGATATCGAACAGTTCACTGTACAGAATAATTCAGTAAAAGGACAGATACTTGGATTTGCTATTGACTCAGGTGGAGCAGGATATACTTCAAACCCAACACTAACAGTAAATGCATATGGATATGATAGTGCATTAGGATTCAGAGGTACTGATTCCGCAGGTGGGGGTGCTAACCTTACTGGAACTACACTTCTTGAAGTTGCTAAAGGTGGGTTAACTATCTCTGGTGGTATCGTAGTAAAAGCAGAAATCATTGACTCCTCTGGAACACTCGCATTCGGAAGTGGAATGAGAAAAGCAACCGTATCAGTAACAGGTGGTGGAACACCAAGCAAACCTGCATCTATCAGACCTATCTTCGGATGTCCAGATGGTATGGGTGCTGACCCAAGAGATGATTTGAAATCAACTGGACTTATGATGTCTATTAAGGCAACTGGTTCAGAAACTACAGATGGTCAAGCAGACTTTGTGATAGGTAATGACTTCAGACAAGTGGGTATTATAAGAAACCCAATTCAAACGGATTCATCTGGTGCTAATGGTATTGGATACACCGAATCAACAGGTCTTGCACTGAAACAACTTAAATTGTCGGCAGTAACTCAAACCTTTACTGCTGATAATACTATTGTTGGTGGAACTAGTGGTGTAAAAGCACTCATAGATAAAGTGGATTCATCTAATATATTTTATCATCAAACAAAGGCAACTGGATATGGTGACTTTAGTGGTGGTGAAGCAATAACAGAAACAAACGGTAATGGAGCAGGAACTTTAACTTCAACTGCTTCTGATTTACCATTTGTTAAACCAGAGATTGATACTCGTGACGGTGAAATACTCTATGTTGATAATAGAGCATCGGTGACTCGTGCAAGTGACCAAACTGAAGATATCAAAGTCGTAATACAAATTTAGGGTATAGAAGATGCCAAAGACATTTACAGAATCAGTTTTCTCATCTACTTACAAAGATGACTTTATTGATAGTGATAACTATCACAGAATTCTATTTAATTCTGGTAGAGCATTACAAGCAAGAGAGTTAACTCAACTACAGACTATTATTCAAGAAGAGATTGCACGATTTGGTCGTAATATCTTCAAGGAAGGTGCTTCTGTAAACCCAGGCGGGCCTACTATCACTAGTGATTATGAGTTCGTTAAAATTGCATCTACAAACATTCCTACAGATACATCAACTCTGATTGGTACAACTATTACACAATCTGGTGGAACAAACGATACAGTTCAAGCAAAGATTCTACAATTTGTTGGAGCAGAAGGTTCTGACCCAGACACACTTTATGTTCAGTATATTAATACTTCTGGTGCAGGACAATCAAATGCTAACCCAGTAAGATTTAATTCAGGAGCAACCCTAACAGGGCCTGCATCTGGTAACCTTACTGTTCAATCAGTAGACACAACTGCAAACCCTGCCACTGGTAGAGGTTGTTTGATTGCAAACGGAGCAGGTGACTTCTTTGCTCGTGGACACTTTGTCTTTGCTAAAGCACAAAAGATTCTACTTTCTAAGTATACAAGATTCCCAACTAAAGTTGTTGGTTTCAAAATAACAGAAGACATTGTTACTTCTGCTGACGATAATGCACTATTTGATAATCAGGGTGCAGTGCCTAACTTGTCATCGCCTGGTGCTGACCGATACAGAATTCAACTTACTTTAACAACAAAAGACCAAATTGCAAATGATGAAAACTTTGTTTACTACTGTGATGTAGTAGATGGTAATATTGTTGACCAAGTAACTGGTGCAGACCAATACAATAAAATTAACGAACTTCTAGCACAAAGAACTTTCGATGAATCAGGTAATTACATCGTTAAAAACTTTGATGCTGACTATGCTGATTCAGGTACAAACCTCATCGCATCAATCGGTGATGGTGTTGCCTATATTAATGGTTATCGTGGTGCTACAGAGAAACCCACAAAACTTACCATTCCAAAACCTAGAACTACTATCACAAATACCAATGAGAATGTAGGTATTAACTACGGTCAATATATTAATGTTGAAGGTGGTGCTGATATTTCTGGTGACTTGTCAGATGCTACATTCGAGCAGTTAGTATTGGTCGATTCCGCAGGAACAAATGCTAAACTAGGTGGGTCAGGTAACGATGGTAAAATCGGAACTGCTAGATTAAGATATCTAGAAGAAGATGGTACTGACCATAAAGCATATCTATTTGATATTCAAATGGATGCAGGTAAATCATTCCGTAATACTAAAATGATTGCAAGGGTTGGAGAGACCAATCAGTTTGCCAAGGTTGTACTTGAGAATTCTAAGTGTGTTCTAAAAGAATCACAAAAAGTAAACCTATTATATCCTACACCTAATCCAAGACCTAAGTCTGTTACAGATGTAGACTTTGAAGTTCAGAGAGTATTTACTGACTTATCACCTACTGGTGGTAACCTTACCAGTTCATTATCTGTTACAGGTGAAGCATTTGCATCAAAAGATTCTTGGGTTGTAATTAGAGGTGATGGTACGAATGGACAAACAGTTGTTAGTCCTACAATCACTATTACAGGTAATACCTCTTTTACAATATCAGGGGGAACTCCTGCTATTTCAGGTTCGACTGGGACATATACAGTATACGCAAAAGTTCAGAAAAGTCAACCAACACTTATTACAAAAACACTTACCACTGTAGAAGCAGGTATAACCTCAACTGGTACTGAAATCAATTTACATAGAGCAGACCTGTTCGATGTTGAATATATCAGACAGGATTCGGCAAATGGTACTGATGTCTCTAACCTCTTTACTATTGATAATGGTCAGAGAGCAGGTTTCTATGACAATGCAAGATTGAAGTTGAACGCAGGTTCGACTATGCCTTCTACAACTTTCTATAAGTTCAGGCATTTCTTACATGGTAATGGTGACTACATGTCAGTTAATTCATATACTGGTCAAGTAGACTATGAAGATATTCCAAACTTCTCTTCACCTAGAAAACAAACTATCAATTTGCGTGATGTGATTGACTTCCGTCCAATTGTTGATTCTGATGGTAACTTCAGTGGAACAAGAGCAATTGCTATTGAACCACCTACAAGTTCTGACCTCTTTCAGGCAGATATCGAATATTATCAACCTCGTGCTGATAAGATTGTAGTAACTACCGATGGTGTAATCAAACATATTCAAGGACAAGATGGATTCGGTTCACAAGTTCCAGATACTCCTGAGAATACATTAGGATTGTATGACCTAGAATTAAATGCATATGGTCTACATGACTCTGACTTGGTATCAACACCAATCAGAGCAAAAAGATTCAGAATGCAAGACATTGAGAAGATTGAAAACAGAATTGATAAACTAGAAGAAGTAACATCTCTAAGTCTTCTTGAGAACTCTACTGACTCATTGTTGGTATTGGATGGTTCTGGTAATGTCAGAACTAAATCAGGATTCTTTGTTGATAACTTTGTAGACAGAAACTTCTCAGATACAACTAACTCAGAATACAGAGCAGGTATTGACCCTTCAAGAGGAATACTACAACCTGCTACCTTTGAAGATAATATTGGTTTAGTATATGACTCAGATAAGTCATCAAACACTATCTTGAAAGGTGACACAATATACTTGAAGCACACTGAAGTTCAAGCAATAGCACAAGAACTCGTATCAGGAACAGAGAATGTAAACCCATTTGCGGTTATTACTGGTGAAGGTAATATTACTCTATCACCTGCCACTGACGAATGGACACAAACAAAATATGCTCCTGCAAATGTAATTAATAAGACTGCTGAAGAAACACTTCCAGACCTTAACGAAGGTAATCTAGCATTAGGAACTGCTCGTAACAGAGGATTTGGACAATGGGCATGGAGTGGATTCTCCTTTGTTCCGTTGATTGGATTTGGTTTTATTCCAGGCCTCAATATTTTTGGTGGTTGGGCAAACTGGATTACATGGAACAATAATGGTGTTTCTCAAACAAGAACTCAAAGAGTTGGTAGAAACATAGTAAGAAGTTACGAACAAAGAGTGGTCGTTGGTAGTAGAACCGTAAGAAAGGTTGTTGGTGATAGGTCTGTATCTCTAACATTCTTACCGTTTATCCGTTCAAGAAAACTATTCTTTAAGGCAGAAGGTCTTAGACCAAACACTAGATACTTCCCATTCTTTGATGGTAAAGCAGTTGATAACTTTGTAAGAGAAGAAACTTTCAAAAGACATACTGAAGCACAACAACAAGCAAACCAATTGAAGTATGGTAATAAGTATAGAAATTCTACAGAACACCCACAGACTAAATCTAACCTAATCTCAGACGGTAATGGTGAGATTGCAGGGTCGTTCTTTATTCCTTCGTCAAAAACAAACAGATTCCGTGCAGGAACTCGTGAGTTCAAACTTCTAGATGTAAGTGTGGACAATGGTAGTGAACTGTCAAGTGCATCTGCAAACTATGTTGCACAGGGAACTCTGGATACAAGACAGGAAACAATTACATCAACTCGTATTACTCAGGTAAGAACACGAAGATGGACTGAGACTCAAAGGGTAAGAAGAAGAGACCCACTTGCTCAGTCCTTTGCCGTGACTACTCCTAGTGGAATGTTTGTCACCGCAGTAGAATGTTTCTTTGCAAGTAAAGATGCTGATGTTCCTGTAGAACTTCAAATCAGACCTATGGTAAATGGTTCTCCATCTGCTACTGATATTATCGGTAATGCGATTAAGTTCCTTGCGCCTGGTAGTGTAAACACAACTGCCGTATCTGGTGCAACACAAGCAACTGTAGTTGCTAACCCAACTAAGTTTACTTTTGATGAACCAATCTTTTTGAATCCAGATACAGAATATGCTATTGTTCTGTTGGCAGAATCAATTGAATATAATGCGTATGTGGCAGAAACATATGCCTTTGAATTAGGTTCAACAGAGAAAAGAATTAGCAGACAACCTTCTATGGGTTCATTGTTCAAATCACAGAACGGAACAACATGGGAGCCTGACCAGACTAAAGACTTGATGTTCAGAATTTACAGAGCAGACTTTGACACTAACGGTGGTTATGCAGTATTCGAAAACGCAAGTGTTGAAGAAGATGCTCTAGAAAATAATGGTCTATACCTTGACCACAGTAATAATAAGATGACTGTGTTGATGCCTAACCATGGATATGATGTAGGTGATACAGTCAACATTGAACAACTAGATAGTGAAAACTATGCTACCTTCGGTCTTGCAGGAAATACATTAACTGGTAGTGCTAAAACAATCACTGCTGTAGATGGATTTGGATTCCAGTTTACTCAATCAGGTGGAACTTCAAGTGGTAGATTTGGTGGAACTAATATTGCTGTAGACAGACAGATTCAGTTTGATACTGCTATTCCTCAGTTCACTACAATGATACCTGAAGATACTACACTTAACTATAATGCTAAGTTTACTACTGGAACATCTCTTGCGAAAGTTACTGGTAACCAAGTAAGATATCAAAAGGATGCTAACTATAGTGCAGATATTGTTATCAATGATGAGAATAGATTTGATGCTCCAAGATTGATTGCAAAAGATTCAAACGAGACTGCAAACTTAGGTGCAGGTGTTAGGTCAACCACATTTAAGGTTGATATGACTTCTGCAAGAAGTAGTGTATCTCCAGTAATTGATGCACAAAGAGCATCATTGTCTACTCAGGGCAACCAAATTGATAAACAGGCAAATAGTGCAGGAAGTGGATTAAATGTTCCGTTGAACTATCAAGCAGAGACTTCTGCCTTTGGTGGGTCTACACTAGCAAAACATATGACCACAGTTCAGACTCTAGAAGAGACTGCTGTTGGTCTGAAGATTCTTGTATCTTGTATGAGACCTAGTGAAGCAAACTTTAGATTGTTCTATAGAACTGCCGCCTCAGATGAGAATTTGATTGATAAAGATTTCATTGAGCAATCGGCAGAACAAACAATTGCACCAGATGCAGAGAACTTTAGAGAATATCGTTTCTTAGCAGGTGGTAATGGTGGAACACTAGATGACTTCACTCAGTATCAAGTTAAGATTGTGATGGAATCAACTAACACATCTAGAATACCAATCTTTAAGGACTTGCGTGTAATCGCAATGGCAACATAATGTCAAAATTGGTAATGGTAGATGGAAATGATGGACTCGCAAGAACACCATCTGGGGGCATTGTTAATATAAATAAAGAAGAGATTAACACTGCAAAAGAAGCAAAAAGAAAGAGATTAGCAAAAGAAGAAGAGTTTGAAACACTAAAACAAGATGTCGAGGATATCAAAACTCTCCTTCATAAACTTGTAGAGAAACTATAATGGCAACTAACGCACCAACACAAGTAATCATTACTGATACTTTCAGTCAACAAGTCGATAAGATTAACACTATATCTTTGGATTTAGGTGCGACTGGTCGTTTACTGACGAATCAAGATTCAGATACTATCTCTGCAATCAACGAACATGACAGTGCTATTCGTGGTACTAATACTGGTCTCGTTGCTAATGTTTTAACAACAACAAAAAAGAATTTAGTTGATGCTATAAACGAATTAGATAGTGATATTGGTGCAAACCCTGCATCGACTTTGACTACAACTGCAAAGACAATCACAGGTTCATTGAATGAACTAGACAGTGATGTAGGGGTTATCGCATCTTTATCAACAACAGATAAATCAAGTATCGTTGCATCAATCAATGAATTATTTACTTCTGTTAATGTAGATTCAGATGGTAAAAACGCACACCTAGATACTGTTGGTGTCATGGAGTCTCTAGAAAATCTTGACTCCGCAGTAGGTAATCTTGCTTTCGGAACAACATTCCCTGCTTCAGTTGTAGACTTAACAACTGCTGTTAATAATGTAAGAGCAGACTTATCTTTATTAGACAGTGATAATACTTCACTTGAAGGAAGACTGGGTACACTCGCAAACTTGGACTCTGCGTTTATTGGCACAGAAAGAACAAGTATGGTAAACGCACTAAACGCATTGAGGGCAGATATCGCACTAATCTTTGATGAGAATGGCACTCAACTTAATTGATGACAGGGGCAAATTATGAGTTATGGCAATGCCATTCCAATCAGACTCAAGGACTCTTCTGATGTCACTAAGGGTTTCCAGAGACTAGATTCATCTGACGAAAATTTTATCGCCCACAAAGTAGGGCCTGCCTTACTACAGTCCGATTCTAATGACCATGGTGCATTGGGTGTATTCCAATATGATAGCACTGCTCTAAACCTTGGGTCTCTCACAAATACAAGATTTACTACCGCAGTAGGTACAGGTGGTGATGGTTCTCTTACCATTACAACAGACACTACTACTCTTTTTAGAACAAACAGACAATCTACTGTTCCGATTTCAAGTCAAATCGGTAGTACAAATCATGTTCATCCTGCATCTACTGATTCAGATGGTAAAGGTAGAATGGTCATCGCAGAAATGTCTGACGATAACTATAATGCTTTTACTGACCGTGTTCTTGGTAAAATTATTGACCAAGACCTGATTGGTTCTTATAAACTTGCTACTGGAAGTTCTAGTGGTGGAAGTCAATCAGGATATACCGAAGTTATACCTGATTTCTTTGGTGATACTATTCGAGATTCAGATGCTAATGATTCTAATGCCATCAACACACTTAATTATAGTATTTGGCAAAGAACTTCTGGTACTACAACACCGCCTGCTAAAAGACCTGTGTTCTTTAAGAGAGGTGATAGTGATGAGAGACCAGTTCCTAATGTTAGATTCTACATGGATTCAACTGCATCACATGATAGTGCAGGTAGTTTGAATCCTGCATTTCAATTCCAAAGAAGTGATTTACTTCTCAGACCAGTAGCAGGATTCTTAAATGCTACCTCTTCAGATAGTGCAGGAGTAAATTCACATTTCTCTCTTGCACCAGACAAGAAGACTCTAACTAAATTATTTGGTCAACACAGAAATGACTCCGCAGGTGGGTCTAGGATGTCAAGATTTAAGACTGCCTATCTAAGAACTGATAATACTCTCTTAGGGTCATTATATAATCTGCCAATTAGTAAATTTGATTCAGATATCACTTACTTCTCAAGAAGGTCGGATTCAGATGCCGCTGGTCATGCTGAAAACTTGTTGCGTGGTGTTAAGATTAAGACTAAAAGGTTTTCAAATGTGGCAGCCTATGGTGGTGTTGCTGACGCAGTAAGAAGTGACTCGACTGTCCAAAATCTAAAAGACAGTAATGGGTATCACACATTTGAAATTCTTTTTGACCAGAACACTAAATTTAGATTAAGGTCTTACGATAGTGCTAACCATGGTAATGGTATGGGAGCAGGTTTCTATCAATCAGAAGCAAATGGTGCATGGGAAACAAGATTCCCAGTAGAAGGTGCTAACTATCTAAGAGTAGAGAATGGTCATACTGTATTGTCATCCTCAACAAGAACACTAGTTGATGCAATCAAGTCTGCTAACAGTGGCACATTACCAGATGCACTTGGATTCAGTGTAAAGAACACTTCAAACAGTTTAGGAGCATTGGACTCCGATGAAATATCTCTGTTGGTATACAGAGACTTTAAGGGTTTCCAAGAGATGGACTCTGACACCATAGTTGGTGCGATTGGTGGTAGAGCAAGATTAAGAACCCAGTTTCCTAACAGGGTTGGTAACTATGTCATACTAAATGCTAACCAAGGTAATGTG